TCATAACCTGAAGGCCGCAGGTTCAAATCCTGCCCCCGCAACCACCGTTACCATCGACTTGAGGTCGCCCGTCTCGCTGAGATTGGCGGCCTCGAGCATTATGGCTAACTGCCCAGACACATCGATATAGTATTCGCCTTTTTTATCAGATGGATGGATCGTCAGGCGATCGATCAGCTGATGCATGATCTCGACCGCGTCGCGGCGGTGCTCTGCGTCGTTGAGTGCATCGGTCACGCGGTCCAGCCACCGCCGATAGACCTCGACCGAGGGCGTGATCGCAGATAAGGGCGGGGTATCGGCCTGCATCGCTGCCAGTTGCGCCTTGAGCTTCTGCTTTCTGTCTGTCATCGCCGCGAGGCGATCGCGCGCGTCTTCGCTCTGTTCGACGAGACCTTTGACGATCCAGTCAAAAAACAGATCTATTTCGCCCTGTATCCGCTGCAGGTCTGCCTCTACCCGTGCCCGGGCAGATGATTTCTCCCGCAGCATCGCTGCGTACTGTGCGCGGTATTCAGCCATAAACACTGCGATCAGCTCTGGATCTGTCATCTGAGTTTTTATCGCGGCGAAGACCCGAGCTTCGACGTCCGTCATGCGCACTGAGATCTTGTTGTCGCAGGTGCCGCGCTCGCGGTAGTTGGCGCAGCCCATCCTATTGCTGCCAATCACGATATACTGGCCGCCGCAGCAGCTGCAGTGTATCAGCCCTGACAGCGCGTGTTTTGGGCGGCGGCGGTGAGGCAGTGCCCGGCCCGCAAACTCTCCCTTGACTGCCTGCGCTGACGTCCAGACAGCGTCATCAATGATACGCAATTCGGGATGCTCCTTTTCCACCCATTCATGCCGTGGGTTCAGTATGGCCTGACGCTTGCCCGTGTCTGGGTTGCGCACGAACCTTTGACGGTTCCAGATCAGCACTCCACGATACAGCTGGTTATGGAGTATGCCATTCCCGCGTGCGCGGTTGCCGTTAATCGTGCTGGCGTTCCAAAGGCCGCCTCGCGGTGCCGGTATGCCATCGTGGTTCAGGCCCTGGGCGATTTCTCTCGGGGATCGGCCGGCAACATATTCGGCGAAGATCCGCCGGATGACATCCGCTTCTGCCGGATTGATTTGTCGCTGCCCGAGGACGAGTTGCCCGGCTGAATCAAGGCTGCGGACCTCATCATATCCATAGCCCAGTCCACCGGCTGCGTATCCGGCCTCGACGCGCCCGCGCTGGCCGCGGCGGGTGCGTAGGGCAAGGTCTTTGATGTAAAGCGCGCCCATCGTTCCATTTAGACCGATGTGGATCTCTGATATCTCGCCTTCGGCTATGGTGTGGATTTTCACTCCGGCGAAGGCCAGCCGTTTAAACGCCCCGGCAATATGCTCCTGATCGCGGCCTATCCGGTCGAGGCTCTCCGCGAGGATGATATCGACGCCGCCTTGTCTGGCGACATCCAGCAAGGTCGACCAAGAGGGGCGGGCACTGATGCTGCCAGATATCGCCGCGTCTGTGTAAACATCAGCGATAGAGACGCCGAGCCTCTCAGCAAGAGCGCGGCAGTCTCTCACTTGATCATCGATCGATCGCTCTGACTGGCGATCAGAGCTGTATCGGGCGTAAATGGCTGCACGTTGCATGATTCGTCGTCACTGTTGTTGTATCGAAAGTGCTCTGTGATTGCTGCTTTCGCAAGGATCTTTGCCAGCGTCTGCAGGGCGGGATGAGGCGTGTGGTGCCGTATCGGGATGGGCTCTGTCATGTTGCCCCCCTCCGCCGTTGCTTTCCGCCGATTGTCGGCAAAGCCGACGACGATGATCTCGGTTTCCGGGGCGCGGCGTCCAGCATCGCGGCCCAACCATCATAAAGGTCGTCGTCCACTTCACACCAAGACACGCTGGACAGCACGTCCAGCATCTTGCTAGTGGGATCCACCGGCACGGCGCGCCACGTTCCAGCCTTCAGCGCGGCCAACGTCTCGAGGGGTATTTCAAGTGACTGCATTGCGTGGCTCGCGGCGCATCGCCATTCGCGTTTTGTCGAGGTCGGTGTGGCATCCCAGAGTGGCGGTTTATTCCCGCCCTCTTTGCCGTTCTTAACAACCATTTCTTGCCACATCCACGCCGCCGTGGCGTCAACCATCTCTTCGACGTCGATCATCCGTCCATCTCCATCTGATCAATGTTGCAGTTGGTGACTTCCTCATGCGGTTTCATAAACACCAGCCAGTGGGTCAACCCTTTAGCGCCTGACCGGTGCCCAAACATGGGTTGCACAGGGGTCAGCTTAATGACTTCGCTGAGTTTGATTTGTGTTTCGTTCCATTTGAAAATGAGTGTCCCGTCAGGGGATAAGACCCTAAAACACTCCGAAAACCCTATCTGAATGTCGCTACGCCAGTTGTCAGACAACCGCCCATATTTGGCGGCCAGCCAACTTTTTTTGCCTGCAGTGATCAGGTGAGGAGGGTCAAACGCCACCAGTTTGAACGTGTTGTCCATGAACGGGAGCGCTCTGAAATCCAGCATTGTGTCTGGCTCAATAGAGAGTGTTCTTGTCCCGCTGGGGTTTCCTCGGCTGCGATCAGTGACGGTGATCGTCTCTGACCGTTTGTCTCCGAATACCACATCAGGATGATCCCGATCGAACCACATCATTCGGCTCCCGCAGCAGGGGTCCAATACCCGCTTGGATGTATTTGTTCTTGCAGTCATCATTCCCCCCGGCTTTTGTTGTGTTTCCATGCGGTCGGGTGCCCGCTGCTCCACGGTGGTGGGCTGGGCGTCTTTGGCATCGGCTCCTCAATCCGTGAGCTGGCCGCCACAGCGCGAGCGAGGTCAGCAATCAGGTGCAGGGTGGCATGCCGTGTCAGGGGCATCCGGAATTGGCTCCCGTCGTCGTCGACGCCGACCAGAGCCAGCGGAAGATCCGGTGCGCTATGGACCGAGATAGACCTGATCGTCTTCATTTGCGTTCTTCCTTCGGTGCGGCGAAGACCCAGCATTTGAGGAGAGCCCCCTTGTCCACCACTGACCTGACGGTCTTGCGGCAGATGAATTTCCGGCTGCGGCTGGTTTCCAGCAGGCCGCGCAGCTCCGAGAGGGGCGGTAACTGCTGCCCGCTGCGCGAGGCTTCCTGATAGAGATGATTCAGGCTGATCGCGATCTGGCCCGGGTCGGCCGAGTGGTTCAGCACGTTGTTTCCGCGCTGGATGTAGTCGTAGACTTCCCAGAAATCCTGCACCGGTTTGTGGTCGCTGTTGATGCAGCTTTGCCGCTCTTTCGCGGCATCCAGCAGGGCCCGGCGCGTGTCCTCCACGATCTGCTTGGGCAGGTTGGTCAGCTCTGCCAGCGCGTCGAGGAGGGCCATCATCTGGCCGTGATTTTTCCCGATACGGATCATGCGGACCTCCGGGTCCCGCAGGATCTGCTCCTCATAGACCGGTGCTTTCGTCCGCACGGTGTCCATCACCTTGTGCTCGGCGCTGGTCGCCAGCGTCAGGAAATGACTGATCGCCGTCACTGGCATCGTCGCCAGCTCGTCGGCGGCGCGCTTGCTTTCCGGCGTGTGGTGGCTGGTGTCGTGGTAGGTGTGGACGATACGGGAAAGGATGGCCTCGGAGGCCGTCACCTTGGCGTTCTGGCTGATGACGATCGAACCCCGGAACGCGGGTTCGTAGGTGTCGTTCCCGCCGTTGTTCACGCCCCGGGCGCGACTGGCGCGGCCATTGTAGGCGGTTTTTAGCTCGTCCCAGTCGAACTGCCCGGCCTTGGCGCGGTCTTCGCGGTCGGATTCAATCATCACCACCGGCAGGTTGCTGACCTGCGTCATGATGCGCGACCGGGCGGCGGCAGAGGCTTTGTTGGGATCAAACCCTTCGTAATCGATCCTGCCGACCGCTTTCCACAGGGCTTCGACCAGGGTCGTTTTCCCGGCCCCGGCCTCGCCGACCACCTCCAGAAACGGATAGCTGGACTGTTCCGCCCGGATCTGTTCCGCAAACAAGCTGCCGAACCAGTGCACCAGCGCGATGATGCCCTTTGGCCCCCAGCCACGATAAATCAGCTCCACCCAGCGCGGCTGATACTGGTCTGGTTCGCCGATCGTCAGGTGCAGCGACCGGTTCAGGGTTTTGACGGAGGATCGGGCCAGCCGGAAATAGTCCTCGTCGTTGATGGGGATCACCTTCCCGGCCTGCACTGCCCGGTCTGGCAGGATGTAGGCCGCGTGGGTGCGGCAGTAGCCGATAAAATCCACGGTATCGACGGTCTTGATGGTGGTCAGGTACCGCCCGATGATCCAGTTAAGCTGCTGACCGTTGCCAGTCCACAGGGCCCCCGGCGCGATCGCCAGCAGGCGCTTTTTAAACTCCGACGATGCCGCCACCTGCGCCCCGGTCAGGGTGTTGTTGACCACTTCGCCGTTGGGGCGGGTGACGCGGACGTAATACCAGCTCTCGTCAGTGACGTGGTCGCGCTGGAAATACAGGAATTCGACGGTGCAGTTGGCGATCTCCTCGATGCGGATCGCCTGCTCGACGGCGCGGTCTTCCAGCTCCTCCGGCGGCACCGTACCTTCTTTTCGCAGGGTTTCGCGGATTGCCGTTAGCAGCTCCTGCGGAATGGAAAACCAATAGGTTTTGTGGTCGTGCTGCAGGGCGAAGGCGCGGGCGCGGCCCTTGCTGTGGTCGTAAATCAGCCGGCCTTTTTCGCGGGCGGACTTGGCCAGCAGCAGCGCCCCCTGAAACCGGTACTCCGCCAGGTGCGTTTCTGTCAGCCGCCGTTCGAGGTAAACGTCGTTCCAGTCGGCCTTCTGGTCCTTCTGCGGGATTAGGGCTGCCGCGTTGTCAAAGCCCAGCTGATGGGCGGCTTCGGCGTGGCGGAGGATGTATTTCCGCCCTGCCTTGTCGTTGTCTAATGCCCAGACCAGCGTGATCTTGCGGTCCTTCAGGGCCTCCAGCGCCAACCCCGGAAAATTCCCGGCGGACAGCGTGGCCACCGCCTTCACCCCGGACAGGGTCAGGGCGATGGCGTCCATGCAGCCCTCGACCAGATACAGGGTGTCACCATCCTGCACGCTGAACCCGGGCGGATGCCACCAATGGCCTTTGTGGCTGCCTATGAAATTGGCCTTTCGGGTGTCGACGCTGCCGTCGGCGTCGGTGACGCGGACCGGCTCGATCAGCCGTTCCATCGCCACGCCGGGCAGGCCCGGGATGTCAAAAACCACGGTGGCGGTCTTGCGGTCGCCTCTGTGGTGGCTGTATTGGCCTTGCCGATACCAGCCCCGGATTTTCAGGGGATCAAACCCCCGGGCCGACCCCATGTAGGCGTCGGCGGTGGCGTCCGGTTTTTCTGTGGTGGCCGGGAAGCGTTCGTTGTACCGCCCGAAGGCGTCGGGGTACAGGTCTTTGACTGTGGCCGACCAGCCGCAGCGGTTTTCCCGCCCGCAGCGGACCAGCCACGGTTCGAGGCCGTGAGCGTAAACCTCTTTTTTCCCGCAGCTTGGGCAGGTGCCCTCACGCAGCCACTCCCCCGCAGCCTTGAAACCAAAGTCGCGGCGGAGGTGCGCGAGGACCTCCTGTCTGGTATCCTCGCGCATCGGTCAGGCCTCCCGCTCGTAGCGGCGTCGCCGGTTGATTTCCCGGTCAGACAGGATCTGGCAGGCCCGTGTGGTCAGGGCTTTGGCTTCGCGTTCGCATGCCTCCAGCGCGGCGGCGCGGTCGCGGTATTCACCTTTTGTCGACAAGCCGACCGCCGGGTTATCGACGCACCACTGCCAGCGCCCGGAGGCTGACTGGCTGAGGAGGGCGGTTATTTCCAGCGGGGAGCGGGGGGCGTTGAACCGCCCCACCATCACCGTGCCGCGTGTTGCCCAATGGATGGACTGGTTATACATGCTGTCCCTCCTGCGCCCGCTGGGTCGGCAGGGGCACCACATTCCCCGCTGGGGTGACACAGGCGGCCGGAACCCGGCGCAGCCCGCGCCAGCCCCGGACAGTGACATCGACAACCCGCCCCCCTGCGTAATGCAGGGTTTCCACCGTCGCCAGTTCCCCGCCGTTCCAGACGGTCATGCCGTTGTGCAGATCATGCGTCATGACTGCTGCCCTCCTGTGCGTATTCCGCGCCGCAGAACGGGCAGTGGGTTGGCATCACGTATTTCGGGCGCCCGCGCCGGGTCTCCAGTTTGCCGGTGTCTGCCCGATACAGCGGGAAAAAGGGTATCGCCGGTCCGCCGCGCAGCGGCAGGCTGGTGGGAATCTCCAAGCCCTTTGCTTTCAGATTGTCCTGAATCTTGGTGAGACAGTCGCACATCACGCCCGCCCCCCTGCCATGGTGGAGATCAGGTTCCGCACGGCGTCGGCCTGCGCGGTGGGCAGCCGGTCTATGTCGCGGACCAGCACCATGTTCTCCGTGCGGTGCATCGGGTCTTTCGCGGGGATCACCTGCCCCCGGTACACGCCGGGATCCATATCCTCGAAGAAATATCCGACCGGCACCCGGAGTGCGCAGGCTGCCATGTACAGGCGGCTGGCCGACATGCGGTTAAGGCCGCGCTCGTACTTTTGCACCTGCTGGAACGAGACATTGATAGCTGTCGCCAGCTGCTGCTGTGTGATGTTCAGGACCTCGCGGCGGCAGCGCAGACGGTCGCCGACGTAGCTGTCGATGGGGTTGGGCTGGAAATCGGGATTCATTTGCGGGTCTCCTGCGGAGCAGATGTCGTGGCGGTGCCGGAGGCCGGGCGGATCTGCCCGGTCAGCGTCAGCAGTGCGAGGGAGTAGCCGTCGGCGGCATGCGCGATCAGGGCGCAGGTCGCGGCGACTTCTGGGGCGTTGTTGGTGTGTGCAAGGGTGGCGGTACCGCGCAGGGCGTCTGCTATGGTTGCAAGCAGGTATGCGGCATCGTTCACCACCGACCTCAGGTCGGCAGGGTGCTGCGGTGTCATGGGTGTGGGCCCCCGTTGATGGGCGTTGGACCGCACCGCCAGATCGCTTTCGAAGGCGCACTGGTGGCGGGAGGTTCGAAACCCAATGTCACTGTCAACGAGCAGGGAATTGAGCGCGACTTCTTCCCCCGAAGGGTATTCTATCCGTCGCCCTCCCGCCGTAGCGGGGTATGCGCTGCCGTGAGGCAGGCGCAAAAATAGCCGCAAGCTTTCGGGGCGGCTACCGTCGTTGATGTGATGGAGGGTTTCGACGCCTCCGACACTGACGGTACGCGCCACACGTGCGGCGGTCAACACAAAAAATCTTCCGGTGGACACAGAATAAAAAATGCAAGAATGTTCAGGCGGGAAGCCCGCATAGCGGGTAAAGACGGTAAAAAAAATGGACTGATAGGTGTCTGCGGGATGACGGATAAATTTGATGTTCCCCCCGGCCGCAAAAGAGGGCGGAGAAAAAAGACCGAGCCTGATCATCTGCTGTCGTTTGATGCAGCTCCACCCGCTGATGTCAGTGGTGAATCTGTCGGCATTTACTATACCGACAGCGACGGGGATCGGACAAAACGCATCGTTACGTTCCGTTGGTTGACCCCGCCCCATTTTGGGGCTCATTGCTGGCTGCGCGGCGAATACCGCACCTTCCGAATGGATCGGGTCAGTGATGTGGTGGACAGGGACGGACAGGTTCTGTCCGGCGAAGACTTCTTCAAATGGATGGGCCATCCGATACCGGACGAGGTTCGTTCTCAGCAGTGGGCAGACGCTGACCGTCAATACCAGCTTGATCCCCTGCCTGATGAATCTGGTACAACCAACACCCAGACAGAGATCAATAACAAAGGCTGCCTCCTTGCCGTTACAGCGGTTTTGTCGTCCGGCATTCTGACGATCTTTGGTCTGTCTGAGATCCTGATTTTCCTGTCTCTTGCTTTTCTCGTTCTGGCCGTTGCCGCGGCATTCAAACCCAGTCTGTATCCGGTACACACCAAAATGCGCCGGGCAAATGCCTTTGCAGCCTATTTCCTTGTGGCGCTCACCTTTTTTGGTGGGTGTGTAATTTCTCTGCCGAAAGCTGAAAAGCAGGCAGCAGCTCCGCCTAAAGTCACAGCTAAATCCGCCTCCAGCCCGGCCGACCTCCGCAAAGACAGGGTCATCAGCTATGGCAACAGCGCAGGGTTCATTTCTGGTTTGCGGCTGCTGATACCGAAGTTGACTGAAGAGAACAAAACGGAGAGCGGACAGGTTGAAACGCTGTCCTTCTATTCGATCCCAAGCCGGACCCGTGTCGTGATCGAAACTGCTCCGGGGTTGGGGGTCTCCGGCGCGGCCTTGCTGTCTGTCGATATGGTTCGCCCCATGACCGATAAGCCGTCGGCTTATGATGGTGGACTGAAGGCCACGCTGGAGCAAATCCTGATGACTGCGGCGTCCAACTGGCCGATGGCGGACCAGAAGGCTTTCATTGCGGCCTGTCAGCCGGTCCTGAGCGGGCCGGAGTGCGACCGGACCATCAAATCTGTCCGCGTCACGATCACCCGCTTCGGGGCAGACCTCTTCCGCATGGTGGTGCAGCGCGAGAACGCCGCCGCTGGTGGTTGACATCATACTCCCCCCTTCGCCACCGGCCCCGACAGCGTGCGGGCCTGCGGCAGGTGAATGTCGCCGCGCGGCCTCTGGCTGGGGACCAACGTGCGGACCGGCGAAATCTGAGCGACATAGCGGTGCAGGCAGTCGACATTGCGACACTGCACCGTGACCTCCGAACAGACCGGCGTGATCAGCCGGGTCTTGAGGACGTTGCAGTAGCTGCCGCAGTGCGGGCACCTGATCAGACGTTGGTTGTACATGGCCGCCTCCGCCGCCGCCGTGGAGTGTCTGGGGGTGTCCCGTCCCCGTCCCCGTGTGGGTCGTAGCGATCAGGCCACAACGTCGCCGGTGCCTCGCCGATTGCCGCTGCAATTGCGGCCTCTGCTGCCGCCCAAGGGCGGTGCAGGGCCTGACTGGCAGCATCGCGGGGCAGGCCAGCCGCCAGCGAAACGCCGCGTAGGGTCAGCCCCCGGGCGATCACCGCTGCTTTGATGCCTGCTTTATCCCAAGATTTAATCGCCATCATCTCGACAAAAATCGCGTTTAACGTCACACTAGATGTATGATTAGCGACTTTTGTTTGATCGCACAAGAGGAATGGGCAAACAAAAATCGCTTATTGTGGCGATTGATGAAAGGTTTTGTCGCGATGCTTTCGATTGATCAGGATGGCACCGGGGGCGGGGACGCCTACCGCGAGGCGCTGGGGCAGCGGATCGCCACAGCGGCTGACCGTTTCCCGACCCGGGCCGCGGCGGCAGATGCGGCGGGACTGACGGCAGAGCAGCTGCGCAAATGGATCAGGGGCGAGGCCAAGGCCAGCGCCGAAGGGCTGCGTGGCCTTGCCGCCGGTGCCGGTGTGGATTTTGGCTGGCTGGTGACCGGCGGCAGCGGCGTGGCAGGCCGGACGCTGGACGAGGCCACGGTGCGCACGGTACTGACCACCGTGCTTCAGGTGATGCAGGAATCAGACCTTGAGGCAGCCAACCCGGCTAAGTTTGCGGATCTGGTCATCAGCCTGCATCACTACGTGCAGCAGCAGTCTGGTCGGGCTGATGGTCTGGCGGACCTCGGCAATGTGATCCGGCTGGCCTCCCGCCGCTGAGGCCAGAGTGTCAGCGCACCACCGCGACAATGCCGACGAGCGCGATAATGGCCAGCAGGGCCGCTGACGTCAGTCCGACGATGATGGTGCCGGTATTGGTGCCGGTCTGACTGGGTGCTGGTGCTGTGGCTTTGGGCTGAACCGCCTCGCGGATCAGCTGCCGGATCTGTTCTTCAGACATTCTATCCCCGATATCACGCGCTCGTTAAGGATGTTAAATACTACCAGATATGGGAGTCGGCAACCCCCCCGGCCTGCCGCTCCCCGGCACAGACAGGGACCCCGCATGGACTGCCTAGACGTTTTTGCCCGCGAAGCCGCTGCCTGCACGTCCGTGCGGGATCTCTACGCCGTTCTGGCCCGCACGCTGGCCCGTACCGGGTTCCCGTTCTGGGCGTTCGGGGCGCTGTGGGGCGACGGGAATGCGTTCGAAGATCACGCCGAACCTGCCGTCGCCCTGAACTATCCCGATGACTGGATCCGCGCCTATTTCAAGGCGCAGTACGAGCGGGTCGACCCGGTGGTGTTGGTGATGCCGTATGCCACCGGGGCGGTGCAGTGGCGTGATCTGCGGCATTATTGCCCGGAAATGTTTGATGCCGCAGCGGAATATGGCCTGAAGTCGGGGGTATCAATTCCGTTACGAACGTTATCCGGCTGTTATGTTTTCTGCGCCGTCCGGCCCGATCCTGCGGATCTGGATCCCGCCACCTTGCTGACGCTGGAAATGATCGCAGCCGGTTTCTTCGCGGCCTATCTGCGGCTGCGCTGCATCAGCCCGGATGCCACCACCCTGACCGCGAACACGGTCGAGGTGCTGCGGCTGACCATGGCCGGGCGCACCCGCAAAGAGATCGCGGCGCAACTGGGGCTGACGGTGGACGGTGTGAATTGGTGCCTGAAGGACGCGAAGGCCAAGCTCGCAGCCCGTACCACAGAGGCGGCGCTGCTGCGGGCCGTAGCGCTGGGGATCCTACGGATCTGATAACCTAGGCGCGAAAACAACCCGCAGGCCACTGCCGGCCTGTTATCCCGCTGCCTACGATGTCCGGTTTCTCATCAACCGGAGTCAATCATGCAGCCCGATACCATTACCGCACACACCATAAGCTGGGCCACAATCCATAGTCATGGCCCGCTGTGGTACCAGCATCACCGCCTGCGCTATCAGGCGTTCGTGGCCCGGCAGGGATGGGATATCCCCCACCATGACGGCACGGAGTGGGACCAGTTTGACACCCCGGCAGCCCGCTATGTGCTGGTCGAATATGGGGGGCAGTGTGCTGCCGCCTGTCGTCTGGTACCGACCGAGGTGCCTTATATGCTGGCCGATGTGTTCCCGGGCCTGCTGCCCTACACCCCACCCCGCGCACCTGATATCTGGGAGGCAAGCCGGATCGCCGTCGATCACACTCTGCCTGCCGGGCTGCGGCGTCAGTGCCTGCTGACGCTGATTCTGGCGGTGCAGGAAGAAGGGATCCGGCTGGGGGTCCGCCACTATCTGGGGCTGATGCCGCTGCTGGTGTGGCGGATGGCGCTGATCCGCAACGGGGTTTCCGTGCGGATACTGACTGAGGGGGAACAGTTGATCGACGGGACCCCGACCGCAGCCGGGGAAATCGCCGTTGACCCGGCCACGGTGGCGCGGGTCCGCGCCCTGCTGGAGGCGCAGGCGGTGGCGGCGTGAGCAGCAAATGGAGGTGCCGCCCTGTTAACGGGCGGCACCGCTTTACTTAGGCCCCGTCATCTTCTCCGGGTTTCCGTTGCAGCGAAAATTTAATCCGCGTGAACAGTACAACGCGCTCCGGCGAGGGGTAACCTTTTGCCCCTTCTTCATCATCGCGTTCGCCAAGGTCATCGAAGGCACCCCATCCGCCCGAAGGAAGGCGGCGGGCCTCCATCAACGGGCCCACGGCATCGCAGATGATCCAGCGGTCTTCCGACCGCTCAACCCGCCACGGTATGGGCACCAGTCCGGCATTCACAGCGGCACAGGCCAGACCCACGGTCGTGGGAATAACCACAGTCGCCCCGGTGTCGAACCGCTGACCGGCTTCGTACAGCTGGATCGTCGCCAGACTGAGTCCTAATGCCTTAGCGGCATCGCGCTGCGTCAGCTTCAGGGACTTCCGCCAGCTCTTGAACAGGTCCGGGGTCATGGCTGCCCTCTCTTGACCGGTTTTCCGAACAGCACGGCCAGCACTGCAAACAGCAGCGCCGCTGCCGTAGACAACAGGATAATCACCGCCAGAGACGGCAGGATCACTGCCAGAACCACACCGGCAAGCAACAGGGAAAACAGTACTGGCAGGCGGGTTTTCAGGGTGCGGAACACATCTTGAACGGACATGGCAATCCCCTTATCCTTGGAGAGTGGTGCCGGGGGGCTAGCCCCGGCACCGTATCTCACTTCGGTTTGATCTCGATCAGGACTTGCATCCCGAAGAGTACGAAGTGGAGCTTGAAGTGTTTCAGCATCTTCACTCTCCTCTGTGGCGGGGGACCGGCCCTTCCGGCCCCTGACCACAAGAGAGAATTTACCTACAAAGTAGGTTTTCCGCAAGGGGAAAATAACCTCCTTTGTAGGTTTTTTATGCCACCTTATACCCTCTCCTCGCACGGCACTTCGGTGGTGAACCGGCTGTTGGTCAGGGTGTGAGTGATGTCCTTCGCCACCCAGTCGCGTCCGGTGATTTCGCTCCGCCAGCCTGTCACGGTCACAGGCTGGCCAGCGATCAGGTCTGGCCGCCCATGCACCAGCGACAGCGACAGTTCGTAGGCTCCGCGCTGCGTCTTGGCCCATGCCGCCTCGGCGGCGGCGCGGGCTTCGGCCTGCGTCGGATAGGTGCGTTTCAGGGTGCGGGTGTTGCCGTCCTTGCCAGCCAGCTCGTCCTTGGTTTTCCCCGGCCCCAGAGCCCGCCACTTGGCCTTGACCCCGGTGACATCGCTGTCACCGCTGGCGGGACCGAACTCATAGCGGTCGGTGTCGCGGCGGTCTATCACGGCCACCGGCAGCGGGGCACCGCTGGCCGTGATGCCCTTCCCGGCAGGCACAAACAGCAGCCGCTCCTCCTTGATCGTTGCTATGGCGTCGTACTGATCGCCGAGGCGACGGATAAGGTTGATGTCGCTCTCATTGGTCTGGTCCAGATGATCGATGGCCATGGCAGCCAGTCCGCCCTCGATCACAGATGACAGCCCGTGGCGCTCGGCAACCGTGCCAAGGATTACCCCGAGCGTCTGCCCATGGTAGGCGGCACTGCGGTTTTCCCGGAGAGGGCTGCCAAAGTCAGCGGCCTTGGCGGTGATGATGATTTCGTCCGGGGGTCCCCGGAACCGTGGCGGGTCTGCGACGAAGACCCCTTTATCGATCAGCCCGCGCCCTCGCCACCCCAGTGCCACCTCCAGCCGCGCGCCCTTGGGCGGCAGCGCCAGTGTGGGGGGCGCGTTGAGGGTGATCTCCAGCTCGTCTGCCTCCATACCGCGTTTGTCCGTCAGGCGCAGTTGCAGCAGCTGGCTGCGCAGGGCAGCGGTGATGTCGGCGGCGTCGGCGATCAGCCGGAAATCCGGGGTCACGGCTTGCTCTCCCGCAGGTCGCCCAGATTTTCCGGAACCTCGTCAGGCTCCCGCGTCAGGCTGAGGGTGAACGTCAGCGCCGCCACCACGCCGGGCCCGACCCAGTCGGTCTGCGTTTCCTGAATCTGATCGATGTACCACCAGCCATCCGGCCTGCCGCTGCCGGTGGTCAGGATCCACGCTTTGCCGGTGGCCATCATCGCCCGCAGCCGGTCCAGCGAGGCAGCAGGGCCGGTCCACGGGGGAATCAGCGCCCCGTTGATGGTGCGCTTGTCATCGCCCGGCCCGGCGGACTGATAGGCCATCGGCCCACCGGCCCGCCCGCGCCCGTCGATGCGGTGGCTGGTGGTGCGGCTGACCCCTTGCACCGGCACGGTCAGCGGGCTGAACACGAACAGCCCGAGGCTGGCAAATTGGGTGGAAACGGTGCTGTCTGCCATTGTTGCGCCCTACAGATCGCGGTCGGAATAGTCGGTGCGGGTTTTGGCGCGGTCGCGGGCCTCTTTCTCCCGCAGTTGCCGTGCCACCTCTTCCCCGACCTGCTTTTCATCCATGCCGGGTGCGGCGTTAACGGTGATGGTGTTGGTGGTCGTGGTGGTGGAACCCCCGGCGACGGCAGCCAGCGACTGGCCGGAGGGCACCGCCGCCAGTGGCGGAGGATCCGGCAGGTTCAGTTCCGTCGGCGCGGCATCGCTGCTGAACAGGCCGGTGACGGCGGATTTCAGGTCCTTCAGCGCCCCCCAGAAGGATTTAATCCGCTCCCACAGTTTTCCGAACACCGCCTCGACCAGCTCGCCGATACTGCCGATGTCGCCCTTGAAATAGTCGACCACCGGCCCCCACGCCGCTGCGATCAGCCCCAGCGGGCTGAAGGACAGGGCCGTCTTGATATATTCCCAGACCGCCAGCACCACGACCTTAACATCATCCCAATAGATGACCATCAGCGCCAGCGCCGCGATCACCGCCGCCACCGCCAGCACGATCAGCCCCAGCGGGTTCGCCGCCATGATGACGTTCAGCACACCCATCGCGAACTGGACGGCTGCAATCGGAGCCACCAGCCCGGCCAGCGCCACTGCCAGCGCCCCGCCGACGGCGATCACCGCCGCCAGCCCCCCGGCCACCAGCAGGATGGTGCGGGCGGTTTCGGGGTTCTTCCCGGCCCATTCGGTGACCCTGACCATCAGGTCCCGCAGCGCCGCCATCCCCTGATTCAGGATCGGCAGCAGGCCGGTCCCCAGCGTTTCCTTCAGGTTTTTCCATGCGATCGAGGAGGATTTTTCAATTTCCTGAGAGGTCTGCATCATGGCCGCGAATTTGGCGTTGACGGTGCCTTCGGCACCCATTGCCTCGTCGCGGATGCGCCGGAATTCCCCCATGTTAGCCAGCAGCGGTCCGAGCGCGTTCAGGACCTGCATGTCGCCAAACAGGTTGCCGAGGTTGAAGCGTTCGCCCAGGGCCTGCGCCGCCTGCTCGGGATTCAGGCCGGACTTGACGGCCTCGTCCATCTCCTTTTCCAGATCCGCACCCACCGCTTTGCCGATGTTTTTCAGCATGACGTCGAACGGGTTTTCGCCCTTGCCGACCGCCTCGGTCATCGCTTTCTTGATGTCGATCCCAAATTCGTCGAACCGTTTCACCGTCTCCGGCGCGGTGATTTTGGCGAGGAAATTCGCCATATTGTTGGCGGCTTCGTCGGTGGAGGACGCCCCCTTCATCGCCACCTGCAGGGCGGCGGTCAGGGTGCCGATGGCGCGGCTGCCGGTCAGCCCCATCGCCTGCGCCGATGCGGTCAGCATCGGGAACGTCTTCGCCATGTCCTTCAGTTCAAACCCGCCGAGGTCGCCGGATTTGGTGGCGATGTCGATCGCCTTGCCGATTTCGGCCGGCGCAATTTTCAGGTTGTCCATAAACGAAAACGTCAGCGCCGCCATGTCGCGGATGTCGGCTCCGGCGCCGGTGGCGGCGAAGCCCATGGCCCGCAGTGCCTCCAGCGCGGCATCGGGTTCCATGCCTTTCCCGACCAGAACGCCAAGGGCGTCCTGCAGGTCTGTGGCGTCCTGATTGGTTTCCGCTGCCAGCGCTTTCACCCGCTGCCGGACCTCTTCCAGCTTTGTGGCGTCGATCCCGGCGGTCAGGGCGAAGGCGGCGCGGGTGTGTTCTGCCTCTTTGGCGTCGCCCGTGAACTCATCCAGCGCGGTCAGGCCCTGCCGCCCGGTGGCAACGCCGGACATGCCGCTGGCTGCCAGCCCGGTGGCGCGGTTCAGCCGACGGTCGAGGTTTTCCCGCGCGGCGGCCAGCCGCTTGGTGCGCTCTTCCATCTTCGCCATGGCGGCGGAATTTTTGTCGAACGTGGCGGTGACAGCTGCGGTGCGGGCCTTCAGCTCCGCCTGCGCGTCGGCGAGAGAGGCGGTGGATAGACCGGCCTCCTTCAGCCGGTCGCGCAGCTGGCCCATCTTGGTGGCAGCAGAGGCGATCTTGGCCTCCGCCTGCTGGCTTTCCCGGCTGGCACGGCTGATGGCGGTCTCATACTCTTTGTAATCCCGGTTCGCCTGCCGCAGTTCGGCGGTCAGGGCGTTCAGCGCCGCCTGCGCCTGCTTATACTCTTCGCTCCCGCGTTTGGTGGCATCGCGCTCCGCCAGCAGGGTCTGGCGGCGTTCCTCCAGTCGACGGCGGCTTTCGGCCACCGTCGACTGCCCGGCCTGCATCAGGGCGAGATCCTCCCGCAGGGCGGCCGCGTTTTCCTGCGCCGCCCGCTTGATCCCCGTCAGCTTTTCCAGCTGGTCGAGGGATTTACCGTGATCCGCCAGCCGCTTCAGCCCGTCCGCCCCTGCTTTCAGACTGTCTTTCAGGGCGTTGGTTTCGGTCCGTGCCTGCCGAAAGGGGGCGGTGATGCGGTCGATGCCCTCAAAAAGCACCCGGAATTTCATGTCAGACATGATGGGCTATCCTTCTGCGGCTGCCCGCTCTTCCAGCGTCAGCGCCGCGAGGTGGTAGGCATAAGCCAGATCATCAAGGGGGAGGGTGGCGATCTCCCCGATGCGCAGGGCACCGGGGAGGACAGCCAGAATGACGATCAGTGCGCGGTCAATGTCTGCGGGGACTGGGTATCCGCCCGCCGCCGGGCGAAAAAACCGGCGATCACCGCCATAAGCTCCAGCCCGTCCGGCAGGCTGATGCTGGCCACATGCTGCGCCGTCAGCGGCTGCATGCTGATACGGGGCAGGATGTCCTGCAGGATGCCAAAATCAGCATCCTGCATCAGTACGGTCTTCACGCCGCGCAGGTCGCCGGTGGTTGGCCGGCGGATTTTAAGCTCCGCCAGCGTGCCGGACCCGTAGGGAATCGGGTCATGCAGCGTCACGGTGGTGATGTCAGCGGGGACGGTCATGATGGTTGCTCCGGCTGGGGGATGTGTCAGGAGATGTTGATGCCGACCATGCGCAGCAGGTCACGCCCCAGCGTGCTGCTGCCGATGGTGGCGCTGCCAAAGGCGTCGATCTCAACCAGAACCTCGGAATCCAGCGACAGGCGGTAGTAATGCAGGCCCTTCATGTCCAGCTTGGTGTCCAGACCGGCCTCGCGCTTGGCCGTGCCCATGTCAGCCTCGGTCAGCGGGCCGCGCACGTAGACCTCCAGCGCGCCAAGGCTGGCAGACCCGTCAAGGAGCGCACCCACGAACCGGACCGGCATCACGGTGCCGATGCCGGTCAGCATCTGCTTGGTGGCCTCGGCGACCGTCATCGACAGGGTCAGCGCCTCGAACGAGCCGACCGGCAGCGCCACCGGGGCTGACATGCCCGCCGCGATGTGATCGATGGTTTTGACGGTCAGCTTGGGCAGGGTGACTTCCTTGGCGACCCCCGCGAGGGAGCCGCCGTCAAGGAACACATTAAAGTTTTGCAAGGTACGGGGGTAGCCCATGGGGAATGCTCCTGAGACATTAAGCGCTGTAGCGGGTAGAGGTGGCGCGGACGATCCCCGCGCTGAGGTCAGCCATATAGCTGGTATTAACCTCTTGGATCAGCGTGATCCCCTGCGCAGGGGGGATCGGGCAGTAGTCCAGATGGAAGGCGACTTGCCCGCGATAAAGATTGGCCTCGGAGTTTTCGCGTGGATCAAACCAGACGCGGCCCTTGACGATGTATCCGGCGGTGACCCAGTCCCGCAGCTTGGCGTCGATGCTGTCGACCACATCCTTCGCGAGCAGGGGAGAGAGGGGCTGATCGGCAGCCCAGATCATCCAGTCGGTAATGGTGTCAGCGAGGATCTGGCTGGTCCTGACGTAAACCTCAAACATCCACAGCGGGTCATCGCTGCAGGTTTCGTTGCCCCAGAACTTGTATCCCTTGTTCTGGATAAGCGTCGTGACGCCCCGGCTGTTGAGATAATGCGCGTCCGAGGTTTCCTTGCCGCGCAGCCATGAGACCGGCTGGCTGATACCCGTCAGACCGTCGATCGTGACGTTAGATATGGATTTATGCCACCCCTGTTCATGATCGATTTTGGCGCGAAGGCCAAGTGCCCGTGCCGTCGCGGGGATGACCCCGGGGCGGTTCAGGGTCGGGTCCTGCCCGACACCGTCGGGCCAGATCAGCATCATTTCCTTTGCGCCGAAGTTCTGGCGGTACAGGGCAGCCTCTTCCATCGTCTGGCAGCCACATGCCGAGACGTAGGTAAACCCGTTCATCTGATGGGCCAGCGAGGCGAGTTCCACCGCCACCGGCAGACGATCAAGGCCCGGCGCTCCGAGGATCCGTGGCTGGACCAGCAGCTTACTTTCCGCCGTATAGAGAGCCTGCAGCCCGGTCCGTTTGCCGCTGGGCAGAGTGGTGCCGATGGTATTGGCCACCGTTTCTTCCTCCGTGTCCCCCTCGGGGACACGGACGACCACGACTACGGCGTCGCCGTGGTCCTTGATCCCATCGAGAGCAAGCGGCAAGGTGCCGGTGTTCCCGGCCTTACTGATAGCACGCGAGACATCGGTGATCAGCACCGCCTCATCAGCCGGGAAGACAGTGGGATCCGCATCTTCGGCAGTCGCAGCCAGACCGATGATTGCGGTGGGGATGGTGCGGATCGGACGCAGACCGGTATTAACGATTTTAGATCGTACACCGTGCAGATAATCATCGGCCATAGATCAGGCTCCTGTGGGGGATTCAGGGGGTGGGGATGGTGGCCAGCGCAGCCAGCTCGGCCCGCAGGCTGGCGGCCTCGGCCTCCAGCGCTGCCAGCCGGTCGTGGTCGGCCTGCGTTGCTGCGTTGGTGATGATCGCCCGCAAGGGGCGAGAGCTGGAGGCGTCAATCGCGGTCAGCCGTGCGGCAATCTCGGCCGCCCGGCTGCGGACCGTGGCAGGCGCAGGCGTCACCCGACGGGTGACGCTACCAAAGGCGTCGAGATACAGCTCATGGCATGGGATATCCCATAGGTCTGGCGGCAGCGGGATGCCGACCACCCCGATGCCTGATCCCTTAACCTGACATCGCCCGGCGTCGTCAAAAGTCGCGTACATATGGCCTCCTCCTATCAAGCCGAGACATCTATGGTCGCGCCGCAGTGGGTCTGCGTCCCGGATCCTAGCGAGCTGTACCAATCGCCGTGGTACGTCAGGCTGGCACCGTAACGGCTCACCGATCTGGTCAGCCGCCGCACCCCCCCCTGCATGTATGCGTCTACCCCCGAGAGCCAGCCAAACTCGCTGGCAACGACTGGCGTGCGAGCCCAGTTGTAGGTAAAATTAACCGTGTACGTGTAAGCGATAGCTTCCGGGATGTAGCCCGTGGCCTGCCCCGTCGCCTCCATATGAGCCATCAGCCTGTCGCTGTTAGAGAGCCGCGTGACGGTCGGCACGCCCCCGGCGGCACCGGTCACCACGCGGGCCAGCAGCACGTCGGTCTTGGTGGTGTCAAACCCGCCGCCGGATGCCGCGTTGGGGGTCCCCCTCTGGCTGGCCGGGATGGCATCGGTATCTGCGCCTCGCTGGGCGTAGATCAACAGTGCCCCCCCGTCGATGTGGGCGCGCAGATAGTATGTTGCCCCCACATCGAGCGGTTGGCTCGTCCAAGCTGAGGTGGTTGCTGTAACCATCCGACCGTGACCGGATCGCACCTCTTGCGCCATGACTATATCAACACCTGCCGGCACGCTGATGGCGCCGCCTGTGCCAGTCACGGCGGAGGGCGTGATGTTGATCCTACAGTCAGGCGTTACGACAGTCGGATACGGCACCGCTGCGAGTGGATAGATGCTGTCTGTCGCCAGTGCGTATACGCTGAGGTCAGGACGATCCTGCAGGGCATTATAAGATCCGCTCTTAGCCACATCGGCGAGGCCGAGACCATCCAGTGCAGCTTTGAGCCCGGCAGGATGGACCGCCACCGTCGCGAGCTGACCGCTGCCCGTCTCGGCAGCTGTGGCAAGGCGGGTAAAGCCCTTCGCCGTCTCCGTCGCGTCGGGGTGGCTGCGCCCGTTGGCGTGATCGCTGATCGCGGCAGAGACCGCCATCAGCGTGGCATAGGTGCCACTGTCCACGGTCAGGTCGATGACGGCGGCGTCGGACACGGCGATGCGGGCCAGCAGGTCGATGGTGTGGGTTTCTGCCGGGCCGCCCTTGTACAGGTCGCTCCGGCGGCACAGGGCCAGTGGCGTGCCATCGGCGGACAGGATCGCGGCTTCCCGGACGACAAACGGACCGGCAGTCACCGGCACCACCGCCTGAACCTCGACCAGCAGCGGGTTATCCGGGGCACGGCGAACGGTGGAGACCGGGCCGCGCCAGACTTCGTTTACAATGCCGGTGGCACTGGCTGGCGGCACCGTGCCGCCGCCGTCGCCCAGCACCAGCGTGGCGATGCCGATCGGGGTATTGCTGGCGATGGCGCTGGCAATCAGTGCCAGTCCGGCAGGAGTCATCCGCCAGCCGTAGGGGTCAGTTTCAGCCATCAGGTCCTCACAGGGTCACGCGGGATACGGTCAGCACTCCGGCACAGATGTCCGGGGTGGCGGCGGGGTCGGCGGCGGACGGGATCAGCGCCATTCCGGCGGCATGGTGATGCACCATCCGCACGCTGATACCGGCAAACAGGGGCGCGGCGGCGGCAGTTTCGGTCAGGGTCAGCGCGGCGAGGTGCGACCGCAGCGCCTTGGCGGAATCAATCACCCGGCGCAGCGTGGTCAGGTCGGAGGGGGCGAAGGCCGCGCCCGCAGCCGTCCGCAGGGCGAAGGTGCCGCGCGGCAACCCCGCCTGCCGCCAGCCGACATAGGTGCAAGGGAAGCCGTGGGCGGCCATGGCGCGGCGCACCGCGCCGACAGTGCCACGGGTGCGGTGGATGGCGGGCATAGCTGCCACCACCGCCCGCTGCCGGGCTTCCGGCCACGCCGGATCCCACACATCGACCTGCCGGGCCCACGCCAGCCACGGCAGCAGCGCCAGCGGACAGGTCTGCGGATCGTGCAGGGTGCGCAGTGGCACCGGCACCGTGCGGATGGCGGCGGACGCGGCTTCCAGCGCGAGTTGCAACGGAGTGGCGTTCGGGGGCAGGAGCGTGGTCATGGCAACAGCCCCACCCGCAGCGACTGGAGGGCCGGAAATTCCGTCCACCCGGTGTCGATATCGGCGGCAGGGCTGATCAGCCGGACCCGACGCACTCCAGCGACCCGCAGGGCTTTATAGACACCGTCCAGCGTCACCGGTTCCCCCAGCCGCCGCTGCGCGGTGGCATAGGCGGCGGCGGACGCCTCTGAGGCAGCGCGGACCACCTCGCGGTCAGGGCCGGGGCTGACTTCCAGATCGGCGTCGATGCTGTAGGGCACCGGCTGGGCTGACACCACGGTCAGCTCCTCCGATGTCGGGCGGCGGTCCTCGTCTGACAGCGCCGCCAGCACCGTGTCCAACAGCGAGGCGTCAGCGGTGCCGTCCGGCGCGGTGGACATGATCACCACCACCACCTCGCACGGTGCCGGGCTGTCGGCATCGGCATCGGCGACAAGCGGCGAGGCGCTTAGCGCGTGATAAATGTAGCTGCGGCGGGGTCCGGCCGTAGACAGCCGCGACCACGACAGCTGCACCCGCCGCCGCAGCCGGTCATCGGATTCGAGTACAGCCGGACGTGGCGGGACCGCCGTGGCATCGCCGGGATCAACCACCAGCCGCGCCACCTCGTGATTGGCGGCGAGGTGGGTCAAGTCAGTCTGCTGCGCATAGGCCAGCAGCAGGGCACGGGCGGCATCGTTGATGCGCTGACGCATCTGCAGCTCCACCTCGGACACCTGCTGGATGTCGATGACGGCGGCGTCGGCCTCATTGGTCGGATCCCAGTCCTGTCCGGGGTGGATCGCGACGAACTGCGCACGGTAGGCGGCGGCGTTGCGGTTGTAGATCTCTTCATAGGACAGGGGTTCCACCACCGTGGGGGCAGGCAGCGCCGACAGATCGATCAGATGGGCGCTATCCGTCATGATTCCCCCCGGATGCCAGCGGCAGCGTCAGGCGGACCGGTTCTCCGGTCTCGCGGTCCGTCAGGTCGAGGGAGAGGGCGGTCTGCCCGTCAAAAGCTGGTACCACCGCCGCGCCGTTGAACACCACCCGGTGTTCCCAGCGGGTGATGGCGTCGGCGGTGGCGGCGATGATCGCCAGCATTCCGGCGGCATTCGCCGGGCTGTCGACCAGATCCGGCAGCAGGGAGCCATAGTCGCGGCGGCGCACCCGGCTGCCGACCGGCGTGGTCAGGATCGTCACGACTGACTGGCTGATATCCTCCTGCCGGTTAAGCAGGCGTCCGGTATGGACGCAGACGGCGGCCATTGCTCCCTCCCGTCAGTGGCTGTGGTGGTTGGAGTTGACACCGCCACAGGTCAGGTTGCCGCTGACGTGCTGATTGCCGGTGACGGTGACATCGCCGATCACCTCCAGATCGCCGCGCAGGCGGAACGATCCGACCATTTCAGCGGCCCCGGCACCGGGTTGCGTGGCGTTCAGCAAAACAGATGGCGCGGTAAGGACCACTGATGAGGCAGAGGTGACGGTGACGGCACCGGCAGCGGTGACCGCGACCGGCCCCGCCGTGGTGGCGGTCAGGCTGGCGGCGGCATCGACGGTGACCGATCCCGGCGTGGTGACGGTCATCGCCTGAGCGGCGGCGTCGTAGCGGACGGTGGTGCCATCCTCCCAGCGGGTGACGGTGACGTCGGGGCCGGTTTCCGGCGGCGGCAGGGCGTCTGAATACAGGATGGCACCGATGACCGCCTGCGCCGGATCGCCGCCGGGGCACAGCACCACCACCTGCGTGCCCAGTCGCAGCGGGTGCCAGCCACGGGCGCGGTTGGTGATCTCCCCCGGTACCGGCAGCCAGTTGCCCGGCGGACGGTCGGCCACCGCCACGCGGACGCGGCTATGGTCGCCACTGACCTCGGCGATGGTGCCGATGCCGACGATATTTTCGATCAGGCGGTGGAGTTCGGTGCTGTTCATTGGGGCAGGATGCTGCCCGCCGCCGCCCCGCAGAAAGGCAACCGGGGTTGAAACTGCTGATTTCAACCCGTCAGGCCGCTCAGGCTGCGACCGATAGCGGCGGTGACGACGGCGCGGATCGCGGCGGCGTCCTGATCCGACAGCCCCAGCAAGGGGCGCGCCGGGTACTGGACCTCTGGCCCGCCGGGGGCGACGCTGGCCACCGCCCCGGTGTGGTGGATCCACGCCAGCAGCCCGGCGCGACCGTTCCAGCCGATCGACACGCCACTGGCCAGCGCCTGCACCTGCAGCACCCGCTGTGACCGCAGGCCGGTCAGCATCGCGGTCCGCTGGCGGATACCTGTCGGTTCGCGGCGCGGTTTCCGGGGCTCCCACGGGGTGCCGTCCGGGGCTTGCTGTGCCTCCAGCCGCGCGGACAGCGACCGGCGGAGAATCCGCCCGATATCCACCGCCAGACGGCGGCGGGCCGGATCAGACAGTCTGGCCAGCATCTGGCGGATGCCCGGCTCCAGATCATCCTGCAGGATCGTCATGGGGAGGCGTCGGTCAGCGTGACGGGCAGACCAAGAGAGGCTGCAAGCCAGCCGGGGGACTGCACATCCCGCACCGGCAGCGGCGCGAGGCGGGTGCCGTCTGGATCAGCGCGGAGCGTCTGATATTCGGTCAGCGCGACGTGGATCATCACGTCGCACCCCGCCGTCTCGCCGCCGAGGAAATCGACATCGAAGGTAAGGGCGTCCTCTTTCGCCGCCGGAGCGGCGCGGTGCAGCCAGTCGGTGACCAGATACAGCAGGTCGGCGGGGTCCCCGCCAAACCCGGTAACGATCACCTCCAGCGTATAGTCCAGCCGGAAATGGCCGTTGTTCGGCATCCGGGCGCTGGACAGCCGGCCTTTTTGGATCAGCACCGCCAGCTGGTCCGCCCGCAGCGCCAGCGGCCCGGTCAGCAGGGCGGTGCGCAGGGTGGCGGGGTGGCTCAGCGGCATGTCCCGGCCTCCTGCCACCAGCGCAGCTGCGCTTCCATCCGCGTCAGTTGGTCGCGGAGGGTGTAATAAGCCTCCCGAGCGTCTCCGGCCAGTTCGGGGGCGGTGTCATCACCCACGCCGGAGGGCGCGGCGGATCCGGGCACAGCGGCGGCGGCTGGACAGGTGGCGCGGACGCGCAGCCTGACAGCACCAGCAGCGACAGACAGGCGCAGACGGTTGATTTCATCGGTAGCCTCCAGCAAGGCGGTAGTGTGGCGGGTGTCGGCCTCGGCCAGACGGCGGGCCGTCGCCTCCACCTGAGCCCGGGCGGCGGCGACAGCCTCATCCAGCGCGGTGTCATAGGCGGCGATCAGGTCGGCCTGCCGGGCATTCAGCCGCCAGCCGTTGACGGTCCAGCCAGCGGTAAACCCGCCCATCAGCAGGGCGGCGAGGAGGATCAGGCGCGGCATCAGGAGGGATCTCCGGCGAGGGCGGTTTCGCACAGGGCGCGTTCGGTGGCGCGGCGGTTGGCCAGCCCCTGCACATGGACCCCATAGGCATAGGTCCAGCGGCTGATTTCAGCACAGGCCCCCGGCAGGTCCCCGGCCTTCGCCTTGCGGGCCAGCGTCGACCCGCAAAACGCCCCGCCACCGATGTTGTAGGCCAGCGAGGTAAACGCCGCCTCGACCGGTGGCGGCAGATCCTCCCCGGCGCAGCGGCGCACGGTGGCGGCAAACACCCGGACACGGCGGTCGAGCTTGGCCTGACACTCCGCCAGCGTGGCGGTGTCGCCCATACGGACGCCCTCGGTTTCGCCGTAACAAATGGTGGGCGTCACCGGGTCGAGGTAGGCGGTCAGCCGCAGCCCTTCAGCCCCGGCGATCAGGCCGGTGGCCAGTGCCACGGCAGCGGCCCCACGCTGGACCGGGGTCATGACGGGTCCCCGTCGCCGGGCAGACCGGCGGCGCGGGCCTTCAGCCGATACTCGGCGCGCCGATAATACCAGTTGATCAGGGCGGTCAGCACCGCCACAGCCAGACCACCCAGCGCGGCCAGCTCGTTGACCGACAGGCCGAACCCGGCGACCGACAGTCCGGTCACGTAGGTGGCGGGGGAGGCGTATTTCAGGTGGTCCATGCTGGTCAGTCCCACAGGGTGGTGCGTGGCAGGGTGACGGTGGCCGGGGCATCGGGGATCACCACCGGCGTGCCCATCGGTAAAAACAGCCCCAGATCGGCGAGGCCGGGATTGGCGGCAAACACCGCGTCGGTCAGGGCGCTGGATCCGGTGACGCGCCAGACCAGTGCGTCGACGGTTTCGCCCTGCCATGCGGTGACGGTGCGCGGCATTTTACAGGGCCTCCACCACCACCCGGCCCCCGCTGGTCAGGGCGCGGAGGGCCTGCGCGTGGATGGCCAGCCATGTGTCGGCGGTCTGGCGCAGGGCATCGCTGCGGTCGAGGCCGTCCTTGGTGGCATCGTGGTCAGGGCGGAGGCCGAGCAGCCGGGCCCGCGCCAGTGCAAACACCGCCCGCCGCCAGTGGAGGACGGCGGCGCTGTCGTTGCCCAGCTGCGGACCCGGCACCCCGGCCAGCGACGCGGCGGTCTGCCCGGCCCGCCACGCCGCCACGCCAGCCATGCACTCCAGCATCGCGCCGGAGAGCGTCTCGCGGATCAGGTCCGGGCTGAATCCCACCCCCAGACCGGTGGTAGCGGCAAAGTCGGCCACGGGCAGGTCGGGATACCAGCCGTCACCGGGGATAACCCCGGACAGCGACGGGGGGGCGGATGGGATAAAGCTGTTCATCACGGCCTGCTGAAAAAGGGGGGAACGGCAACGGTGGGGGAGAGATATCTGCAAGCAGGTCACTCGCCCCCGCGCCGTCGCCGTTCGGGGGGGACCTCGTTATGCGCCCGGATCAGCGGGGGGATCTTCCCCCGTCTCCGGCTCGGGATTATCAGGCGGCGGGGTAGCCAGCGCCTTCTGGAGGGCCTTGATATCGCCCTTCACCCCGCAAGACGGGTTGAGGGTGTTGGCCTGTTCCAGATGCGCCAGCGCCCGGGCCGGATCGGTGTCAGCCCGCAGCCGCCCGGCGGCCTTGTGGGCCTTGGCGCGGATTTCGTCGGCCATGTCGACGTCGGCAACCAGCGCCAGCGCCTCCTCCAGCGGGGCGATCAGATCGGGGTCGGCCGCCCCGGCGGTGATGCCGCCGAGGGCGATTTCCGCCATCTCCTCAATCAGCACTTCCGGCAAGGTGCGCTTGAAGCCGATTCCATCCGGCAGGGCGATGCCATGGGCCATCGCCCAGCGGGCGATCTCCAGCGCCCCGGCAAAATCCCCGGTGTCGATGCGCCAGATGAAGATTTGCAGGACCACCGGATCAGGGACCGGCTGGTTTGCGGCCAGAACGCCGCTGACGTAGGCGGCATACTCCGGCAGAACCTTGCCCTTGTACGCCAGCTTGCGCTGCAGGCTTTTGGTCTGCTTCAGCTCGAACTGATGACTGGCCAGCAAGGCGGCAACCGGGGTGCGGTTGTCCCCGGCCACCGGACGGGCGGGGGGGACCCCGCCGGATCCGGCGGCTTCAGCCTGAAGCCGTGCCGAGGTTTCTTCATAATGACGGCGGATGGCGTGGCTCATCAGTGCCAGCCCCCCGCGCCATCGGGCACCAGAATGGTGTCGATCAAGGCGGCTGCGCCGTAATCCTCGACCACGTAATCGGTGTTCATCGAATTGAAAAACGCCATCCGGCTGCGTTGCGGCTGCTCCACCACAAAGCGGCGGATGCTGCCGGTCTGGGTGTAGATCGACAGGTTTTTCGTCGGGGTCAGCAGCAGGGAGCGCGACTTGAAATACGGCACCACCTTGGCCAGATGCCCACCGATCAGCTTCGACAGGCTGATGTTGTTCAGCGCCTCGATCTCGGTCGGGGTATTGGCCCGGTTGGTCAGGGCCAGATACTTTTCATCGACCAGCGCCGAACCGCAGATCACCCGCAGGGCCGGGGTCTGGTGCCAGTCGTCGATGCAGGTGCTGGTCAGCGCCTGCACGGCGGCGTCCAGATTCTTGAAATCGGCCCCGGCCTGATCGCCGATCTTCAGCGACGACAGCACCCGCTGCGGCGCATGGGTGCGGATCTTGTGCAGCCAGCCGGTGTTGACGTCCTGCAGCAGCGTGTTGGTGGCGCGGTTGGTGGTGACGGCGCGGCTGGTGCCGTTCCAGCCGATCATCAGCTGATCGCGGGCGATCTGGGCGTTGATACCGTTCCGAACCCGGAGCTGGAAATCCGGGAACTTCGCCCAAGTGTCGAGAGTGCTGTAGTTGAGGGCAGCGTCGAACTGGGTTTCCCAGCACTCATAGCCATCGCGGGTTAACCCATGGACCTCGGACGGATCGCGATCGGTGGCGGCGGTATCAACGCGACCGGCGATCGGGCGGGCCACGTCGAAGAACAGTTTATCGCCCTTCAGCTCATCGACACCGACGTAATTAATTTCGTTCAGGAATTCCGCGCTTTCGCGGATCCGGTCCAGCATCGTCTGCGCGACGGACGGCGCGACCGTGAAGGTATTGGACACAGAAGAGACGCCGTTCAGCGTTGCCAGATGGCTGGCGAAAGCGTTGAGCTTGGCCCGGGTACTGTTTTTCATGGAGTGGTCCTTAGGAAAGGGGGGAGGCGGGCAGCCCGGCGGGAATCAGCAGTCGGTCAGGGTCTCACCGGTGCCACCGGTGGCCTGCGGCCGGTCCGGGGTGTCCGAGGTTTTCGACAGCGTTTCGGTCAGGGTAGCCAGCTGGCCGGTCAGAGTGGTGACCGAGGCCTGCAGCGCGGCGAAGTCAGCGGCAGAGACCGCACCGTCCTTCAGCGCCTGCACCTCGGCGGCGACGGCTTCGACCGCCTTGTCAATATCGGCGCCCTTGCCCTTGGAAAACATCGACATAACCTTTTCATAGATGGAGGGTTTCGGATCGGCGGCAGCGGGGAAATCCGGGGCGTCCTCGACCGGCACGGAGAACAGGTTCTTCGCCCGGTCTACCGGCAGGCTGGCGCGGAAGGCGTTGAATTTCAGGCTTTCCGTTCCCAGCGAGGCCGGGGAATCCGTCATCGCCAGCCCGGCCAGATACGCGCCGCCGGTTGTCGGGAACGGCGTGGTGATCTCGATCGACCAATAGACCTTCTGACCATTTTTCAGCAAGGCGACGGCATCGTCGGTCAGGTCCAGTTCCGCCAGCAATACCCGGCTGCCGTTGGGGCCGTCCTCGGCTTTCAGCGCCAGCACGTCGCCATAGGCACGGAACGGACTGTCCGGCAGCAGGGAGCGGATATGCTCCATATTCACCCGCGCACCGTAGGTGGCCGGGTTATAGCTGGCGGCCATCTGGTTGATGTCGCCGGGGGTGATCTCCCGCCCGTCGATGGTTTTGCCGCTCTGAGCGACCCGGATAAATTTCGTCTTCATGCCTGTCCTTGTGGGGCCTGTGGGGGCGGGCAGCCGGTGAAAGAGGCTCTCAGGGTGTGGGAGCCATCCGCGCCCTGACCAGCGGACGAGAGTTGAAAGGGACAGTTTCAACTCTCGCCCCCACGACAAGATCCGCGCCGCGCCGACAGCTTGGGCGCATGAGCAACACGACGCAGACCCCGCCGTGGGACGAGACCACCACCGACAGCGACGACACCGACAGCCTGCGGCTGACGGCGCGGAACCTGTACTGGCAGGGATATAAGGCGGCGGAAATTGCACGTAAACTTACAATTCCGTATAGCACCGTAGCCACTTGGAAGACGCGGGAGAAATGGGCAGACGCCCCGATGGCGACCCGGCTGGCCGCTGTCACCGGCCACCGCCTGCTGCTGCTGATTGCCAAGCCGGACAAGACCGACCGCGATTACCGGGAAATCGACGAGCTGACCCGTGTGATGGAGCGGACCGCCCGCATCGAACACTACGGCCAGACCGGCAAGGAAAGCGACCTCAACCCCAATATCAAAAAGCGGAACGAGGGCCGACGCCGCAAGCGGGAGGAGCAGGATAAAACCAAGAATCAGCTGACCGACGAGCAGATCGGGCAGCTGATCGAAGACTTCGAAAGCAACCTGTACACCTATCAGCAGACGTGGCTGGACGCCAAGCGGCACCGGATCCGTACCATTCTGAAGTCCCGCCAGATCGGGGCGACGTGGTATTTCGCCCGCGAGGCGTTCGTTGACGCCCTGAAGACCGGCGACAATCAGGTTTTCCTGTCAGCAAGTAAGGCGCAGGCGCTGGTGTTCCGTGCCTACATCGTCCAGTGGGTGCGCGACGTCACCGGGGTGGAGCTGAAGGGGACGCCGATCACCCTGCCCAATGGGGCGGAGCTGTATTTCCTCGGCACCAACATCCGCACCGCCCAGAGCTATCACGGCCACGTCTACCTCGACGAATTTGCGTGGATCGGGCGGTTTGCCGAATTCCGGAAGGTCGCCAGCGGCATGGCGACGCATTCCAAATGGCGGCAGACCTATTTCTCCACCCCGTCCGTCATCGGGCACGAAAGCTATGCTTTCTGGTCCGGCGAGCATTACAACAAAGGCCGCCCGAAGGATCAGCACATCACGCTGGACGTCAGCCACGCCGCCCTGCGCGACGGACGGGTGTGCGAGGACGGCCAGTGGCGGCAGATCGTCACCATCTACGACGCCCTGGGCGGCGGCTGCAGCCTGTTCGATATCGATCAGCTGCGGAAAGAGTACAACGATCAGGATTTTGCCAACCTGTTCAGCTGCGAATGGGTGGACGACACCAGCTCGTTCTTCACCTTCGCCGAGCTGCAGGCCGGGATGGTCGACCCGGACACCGACTGGACGGATGTTGACCGCTACGCCGCCGCGCCCTACGGCGGGCCCGTCTGGATTGGCTACGACCCGGCGCTGTCGCAGGATTCCGCCGCCGTCGTGGTGGTCGCCCCGCCGCATGGCGACTGCAAAAAGTACCGGCTGCTCGATAAACTGTCGTTCCGGGGTGTCGACTTTGCGGCGCAGGCGGCAGCGATCCTGACCCTGACCCAGCGGTACCGGGTGGAGCATATCGGCATGGACTGCTCCACCATCGGGGCCGGGGTCTTGGAAATCGTCCGGGGCTTTTTCCCGCAGGTGGTGGGCCGTTCCTACAGCGTTGAGATCAAGACCGGGTTGGTCCTGAAGGCCAAGCAGATCCTCGGCAAAGGGCTGTTCGAATATGACGCGGCCGCCACCGATGTGGTGACGGCGTTCCTGCAAATCCGCAAGGGGGCCACCGCCAGCGGGCGGCAGGCGACCTTCAGCGCCGGGCGCAGCAAGGAAGCCGGGCACGCCGATGTGGCGTGGGCGATCATGCACGCCTTTGACCGCCTGACCTTCAACGATTTCGCCGACGGCGCCAGCCAGAAGCGCGTGTCTTTCATGGAGATTCACGGATGACCAGCTCTTTGCCGGTTGAGGCGTTTACCTTTGGCGACCCGGTTCCGGTGCTGGACGGGCGAGACATCGTCAGCCTGCTGGAGACGACGTGGACCGGCCAATGGTACGAGCCGCCGGTATCCTATCACGGGCTGGCCAAGCTGCTGGACGCCAGCCCGCATCACGGATCGGCGATCCGGCTGAAGGCGCGGCTACTGGCCAGCCTGTTCCCCGGCCATCCGCTGCTGTCGCAGGCGGATTTCCGGGCGATTGCGCTGGATTATCTGGTCTTCGGCACGGCGGCGGTGGAGGTGGTGCCGTCCCGTCTGGGCCGGGTGATGGCTCTGCGGCGATCCCCGGCGCTGTGGACCCGCGTCGGGCGGGACGGCGCGGCGTTTTTCCTGTCGGCAGATGGCGGGCAGGCCCACGCATTCCGCCCGGGCACGCTGCGCCTGATCACTGAGCCGGACGTGCGGCAGGAAATTTACGGTCTTCCGACCTATCTGGCGGCGATCCAGTCGATCCTGCTGGCCGAGAACGCGACGCTGTTCCGGCGGCGGTACTACATCAACGGCTCGCACGCCGGGTACATCCTGTACCTGACCGATGCCGCGCACACGCCGGAGGATATCGACCGGCTGCGGGAAGCTCTAAAGAACGCCAAGGGCCCGGGGAATTTCCGAAATCTGTTTATGTACGCGCCGAACGGCAAGCCGGACGGGCTGAAAGTGATCCCGGTGGCCGATGCCATGGCGAAAGACGAATTCGTCGGGATCAAGACCGTCACCCGCGACGACACGCTGGCGGTCCACCGCGTTCCGCCCCAGCTGCTGGGGATCGTGCCCAGCAACGCCGGGGGGTTTGGGGATATCAGCAAAGCGCGGGAGACGTTCATCGACAACGAGATCAAGCCGCTGTTTGCGGATTTTCAGGCGCTGAATGAGTGGGCGGGGGTGGAGGTGATTTCCACCACACTCTGACCAGCCCAGTAAAAGGGAACAGCCCCGGACCATGTGCCGGGGCTGTTCCCTTTTTGGGGATCAGGCGTTGGAGATCAGCACCTCCCCGGCGATGGTGTTGCTGTTCTTCCGCAAGGAATAGCGGGTTTCAACCGCGTCGACACGGAAAGCGGCGAAGATCTCCCTGACCTCCGGCGTGTCGTTCAGGCTCATGATGAACCGGCCCTTGATACCGGTCAGCAGACCGGCGAGGCGGGTGAAATCCTCCCGGCTGAACACCCCGTCACCGTAATAGTCTTCGCAGCGATAGTAGGGCGGATCCAGATAAAACAGGGTGTGGTCGCGGTCATAGCGGGCGATGGCCTCCTGATAGGGGAGGTTTTCAATCACCACTCCGGCCAGCCGGGTGTGCAGGTCATCCAGCATCGGAACCAGCCGGGTCAGGTTGAAGCGCGATCCGTGATCGGTCGCCAGCCCGAAGGTGCGGCCCTTAACCTTCCCGCCGAAAGACACCCGCTGGAGGTAGAGGAACCGCGCCGCCCGCTCGAAATCGGTCAGGGTGGTGGGGTCGGTCGCCTGTAGCCGTTCAAACTCCCGGCGGCTGGCCAGAGTGAAGCGCAGGAAATCCACAAAATACGAATAGTGCCGTTGCAGCACGCGGAACAGGGTCACCACGTCGCCGCTGATGTCGTTGATGACCTCCGTCCGCGCCGGAACCGGGCGGCGCAGGAACACGCCCCCCATCCCGACGAACGGTTCAACGTACAGGCTGTGGGGGATTTCGTTGATGCGCTCGATGATCCGCTTGGCCAGCAGGCGCTTGCCTCCGACATACGGGGCAACCGGAACAGCCTGCACACGCGGAATAAGAATTGACTCCAT